CCTGGCCTTACAGTCCCTCTTTAGGGGATCCTGAAAACTGCCTAGGGTGGAGAACTACACTCCTTCCAGAAGACAAAAACGTGTGGACAGGGTAACAACTCAGTCTAGGGCTCATGTGGTGTGAGTAGCTAGACACTTTATACGTGCTTTCTGAGTAGCTACAGTGGAACACCGAAATACCGGTCAATGTCGACCATGTACCGGGACCGGCCATGAAGAGTTGGGCTACCGTGGATTCAAGCGCCACAGAGAGCACCTATAAAGTATGCGGGGTTCGTATAGTGGTAATACCTTAGCCTTCCAAGCTAATGCTGAGAGTTCGATTCTCTTACCCCGCTCCATTATAAAGGTTAGTATGTTTATTTTTAAAAAATCAAAAGTTACTGTAGACTGTTTTATTGACAGACAAGTGGTCTTTGATCTGTTTAAAATTGATCATGCTATTAAATTTATTCCAGACGAGTTTAAGGCATTAAAGCCAACTTGGGATATTCCTGTTGAACCTGGCAATCCTAAATCAAAGTTAACAGTGCCTGCGACAACAATTAAACGGTGTCCCGGATTCAGCAACTTGTTTAATACAGGATTTATAATTCCGTCGTGGACGGACTTTGGAATCGAAATGTTTGAGGACGAGAAGTTTAACAGACATGATCCTATGAATAATTTACATATGGATAATCATCCTCGTCCAATGTTATGGAGCAATTTGTACAAAGATTACGGACATGTTAAAATTAACAGTCCGTGGATTATACAAGAAAAGTCAGGAGTTCAGTTTAGCTGGAACCGTTGTGATTGGCATAATACAGAACGTGCTGATAAATTTCAAGTCATGTCCGGTGTTGTAGATTTTAAGGCTCAACACGGCAGTCATATAAATGTGTTTGTTAAGAAAAATAGTGTATTACAAATAAAGGCAGGCGAGCCGTTAGTACACGTTACACCATTAACAGAAAAAGAATTAGTGTTAAAGTGCCATGTACTAAGCCCAATGGAGTATAGAAAGATTTGGGCTACCTATGCCGACAGGGCAATGTACGCAGGACAACATAAAGCATTGCTAAAAGCAAAAGAAGATAGCAAATGCCCTTTTAGAATATTCGGAGTGTAGCGCAGTCTGGTAGCGCACCTGGTTTGGGACCAGGGGGTCCAAGGTTCGAATCCTTGTACTCCGACCATAGTTATCGCGGAGTAGGGGAGTCTAGCCGTCCCCGGTAGTCTCATAAGCTACAGATCGCAGGTGCGAATCCTGCCTCCGCAACCAATTTAGGATGATTACAGCAAACTCTTTACTGCAGCCATTTTTTGCAGGCCGGCCCGCTTGGGGGTGTGTCGTGGGTTCGAGTCCCGGTCTTAGACACAGCATCCTGTTTTTTAATCAACAACTCAGTGCTTAAATACTTTATGAAATGGTATTGTATTGATGAAAACTTAAAATTCGCTCAGGAAATTTTAAGTCATTCTGATCACGGTAAAGTTACATATATGTATATCAGTGGACCTTTCGGTACAGTTAAAGCATACGACATAGGTTATATTGACGATGGATACTATGAGCAGTATCCCGATAGATTATGGGATCTATATAAATCTATTCTGCTGGTGCTAGACGGGCACTATCATTGTTGCTTGTCGGGCAAGGTTTGGAATCTTTGAAATTTTCTCTGTTGCCACCACATGAGCCACGGGCTAACATGAGCCATACTCATAACTAACCACATGATTGGCATTTCTAAAGGCAGGCCGCCGCAAAGGCTGGGCATGTAGATATAACTTAATACCGCACCTAAGAAAAATATTGGTGCTGGCGATAAACTAAAAAAGAGATTGATTTTCCTCATACAGTATTTATTGTAGATTTAATGCCAGCGAGACTTGGAAGTCAGAGAGGTCTTATAAGCCTTTTAGCGCCAGATTAGCGTTCTTGAGAGGGTTCGATCCCCTCCGCTGGTACCATAAATAAATTTATGAACAAACCATTTAAAGTAGCCATTGTAGGAGCAGGTGCCGCAGGTATTTTTACTGCGGCCGCAATTAAAAGAAACATTCCAAATGTAGAAGTTGAGATTGTATTTGATCCTAAACTTAAACATATTGGTGTGGGCGAATCCTTGGGATTCAGTGCCCGAAGTTTTTTTAGAGAAGTACTGGGATTATCAAACGAAAAAGACTGGCTTGATCAAAGTCAGTCAACACGCAAATTTGGCATTAGATTCCTAGGTTGGGATAACACTACTACTCCTAGTTTTTGGGGTCCGGGCGCAAGTCAATCTGTAGGATTTAACGGACCCAATAGTACAGAATCATTAGAAGAGATTTGGCTTGATTTATACAAGCGAGGATTACGTACCGCTGATGACTTTCAGTACGACTTTCCGTTTGCTAGATTCTGTACAAACACAATGTCTTTAGATAGAATAAAGTATACGTACCATATCAATGCTGAATACATCAAAGACATAGTACACTCAAAAGTAGGATTACCATCGGGCGTCAAAGAACGCCCAGTTCCCGTTAGAGAAGTTGTTGTTAATGACAACGGTGTTGATCATCTGATACTAGAAGATGGAACTACTGTTCATGCCGATTTGTTTATTGACAGCACAGGGTTTGGAAAGCTAATTGTAAAAAAGTTACCATTTGAATTTGAACCTGCGGACGAGTCGTTTAATGATACAGCAATCGTTGGTCCGTATCGTTATCAAGACGATAGTGAACGCAATAGAGTGTTTACTGATCACGTGTGTATGGATTGGGGATGGCGCTTTAGTGTTCCCCTAACTGAACGCACAGGCGAAGGCTACATTTCAAACAGTAGAATATTTTCCAATCACGATCAACTTATCTCTGAGTGGGAAAAGAGCGCAGGAAAGAAAGGCGTCATTGGTCGTGTACTAAAATGGGAGCCTGGATACTTAAAAGATGTATTTGTTAAGAACTGTATTGTAATTGGACTAGGTCATGGAATGATTGAACCGTATGACGCAAATGTTTTTACTACATCTCTTAAAGTTATTCGAGAATTAGTTGACCTGTTGAAAGCAGACACTGAGTATAACTTAGACTGGAAGGCAGAATTTAACAAGCGTACTACATCGTATGTCAATGATGTTAAGTTAAGGATTAGTACAGCAATGCACTTATCCCCAAGAAAAGGCGAGTATTGGGATATCATGCGAGAAGTTGGACGTAAAAATAATACACTGGAAAAGTTAACAGAGACTATTTTTTATAGTCCTCCAGAGTTTGGTATTTGGAATAGACCAATTGGACAACACTCATATCTTGAAATGCTACAGTATTACGGCTATGATCTAAAAACTGTAAAGACAAGAGAGCTAGTGTTAAATCCTTTCAAAGAGAAAAAAGCGTTAGAAGTCTTTAAAAGTATCAACAACTATCAACGTCAACTAGATTTGTCGGAGTGCCACAGATTGATGCCTCGCCGTAGTTCAATGGATAGAACGATTCTCTCCTAAAGAATAGATATAGGTTCGATTCCTATTGGGGAGGCCAAATATGTTTATAGAAATTCCAAACTACCTAACGCAAGAAGACACTAAGTTTATTAGCGATACTTTTAAGCAGTACACAACCAATGATCCTAAAGATCTAATGTACAATCGAATGGGCAAGAGTGTAGGGTTTGATGATATCAAAACGTACAACACACCAGATTTACAAGAATTAGACGCCAGGATGTTTCCTATATTTTATGACATTGTTAAAAACATAGTTATACCAAATTTTGAACCTGAGTTTGAAGTAGAGGACTCTGGAATAGAATATCATTGGTATAAGCCCGGAGACATTTGTAAACCACACATAGACGGCGCGGCCCCCATTAGGGATAAAAATAATTCTGTACTTAGATTTGCTTCAGTTATTTTACATCTAACTACTAATACTGACGGTGGAGACATTGTATTCCCCAAACAAGATAAAAGATTTAAAACTGAGGCAGGAAAGCTATTAGTGTTTCCGCCGCACTCTTACTATCCACATTACACAACTCCGTCAAATCAAGACAGAGAAATATTAATGACATGGATGGTATACAGAGGCCTTACTGTAATCAAATGATTGCTCCTGTAGTATAAAGGCATTACACTTCCTTGGTAAGGACGAAACTCTGGATCGTTCCCAGACTGGAGCACCAAAAGTAAATATAACAAATTAAAGTTGTTGACAAGTTGTTGAATTTGCTATATAATAATAGCATAGGTTAAGTTAATTGCCCGGGTGGTGAAATGGTATACACAGGAGACTTAAAATCTCCCGTCGAAAGGCATGCCGGTTCGAGTCCGGCCCCGGGCACCATATGGGCCGTTAGCTCATTAGGTTAGAGCAGTGGACTCATAATCCATTGGTGGAGTGTTCGAATCACTCACGGCCCACCAAATATAATGCGGGATTAGTTTAATGGTCAAACGAAACCTTGCCAAGGTTTAGTCAGGAGTTCGATTCTCCTATCCCGCTCCATTTTACAAAATCATTATAAATATACTTAATTAAAGGGAGGTCAATCATGCTGTCATTCATTACAGATCTAACAGATCCATTGTTAGAATATATAAAAGATGATCCAGTTCGACCGGACATCCCAAAAGACTTTCGAGTAGGTCCTGGCCGTTTTGTCAGTGCGCTAGTCGACGGTGAAATACCATCAGCGATGGTATGCGTTAACCTCCTAGACTTTGTTCCTAGTTCTGTAGAAGAATTGGGTAAAGATGTTGAGGACGCAACTACAGCAGTATTCTACACAATTTGGAGTTATGCCCCAGGCGCAGGCGCAGACTTATTGTTTAGAACTGTAGCACAAATACGCGAACAGTTTCCTAATGTAAGTAACTTTGTTACACTTAGTCCGAAAACTGAAATGGCTAGAAAGTTCCATCTAAAGAACGGCGCTAGTGTATTCCGCGACAATTCCGATACGGTAAATTACCAATATACAGTAAAGTAAAAACGGTTGACAAACTGGTAAACTTCTGTTATAATTGTATTATAAAAGGAGAATAACATGCCATGGATTCAAAATGTATCATTAGCTGATGTACGCAGAGGGTTTCACTTTGACCCGGGCGTTAATGCCATGCTGATTCAAATTGTGGATCCGCCCGGCGACTTTCCAACTCCGTTGTACATGTTCAAGGAAGTTCATCAATTTCAATTTTTGGATGTAGAAGAACGCGATCAAGTAGACGACGAAGAAATGCGATGTAGTCAAGAGCAAGCCAATGAGTTAGTTCGCTTACTACAACACGCAATGGCTAACCGTATGAACGTTGTTGTTCATTGTGTAGCAGGTGTATGTCGTAGCGGAGCAGTTTGTGAAGTTGGCGTAATGTTGGGCTTTAATGACACTGAGGTCTTCCGTAGTCCTAACCTGCTGGTCAAGCATCGCATGATGAAGTCGTTAGGGTGGACTTATGACGCACAGGAGCCTCATACAATTAACGGGGCTCCTGTTGACGAAGATTGGACTAACGATAACGAAAAAGTGTTTACACTTGCACACGCAAAGCGTAAGTACAGAGAAAACTACGAAGGTGATATATGAGCAAAGCAAAACATAAACCCTACCAATGGATTGATGGTGAAACTGCTGATCGCATTACTAGTCTTAACCTAAAAGACTATCGTGCTTATTTGAAGAAAGAATTAAAGCAGTGGAAGAAGAATCCAAAGAGTGATAGCAACCCAGACGGATATTGGATGCATCCCGAAGATGTAGGCATTAACATGCAGACTATTGCGGCACTGGATTTGATTATTAGTCACTTTCCGGAAACTTCAGATGATACAAAATAATGCCTAAATGTTATCAACTAATTGGAATTCCAGGGTCTGGTAAGTCAACTTGGATCAAGAATCAAACATGGGCATTGGGGCTAACTGTAGTTTCAACTGATGCGTTTGTGGAAGACTATGCTAGAGAGCAAGGTAAAACTTATTCAGAAGTGTTTAAGGATTACATGCCCACAGCAGTTAACCTAATGGCCGAACAAGTTGTAAGAGCACGTGAGCTAGGTCATACAATAATTTGGGATCAAACTAGTACCACAGTAGCAAGCCGTACTCGTAAATTCCGTATGTTGCCCGACTATGAACATATTGCTGTTGTATTCAGGCCTCCATATCCTCCGGAACTAAGTCGTAGGTTAGCAAGTCGTCCGGGCAAAATTATCCCTGTTGATGTGATTGAGGATATGATAAAGAATTTTGAAGTACCATCAGAGGAAGAAGGCTTTAAAGAAATTTGGGTAGTCAATCAATAAGGAAAATACAATGACTGTTGTAAGTGAAACACATGGAAGAACTTTAGCAAAAACTGTAGCATATCGAATTTTATCTGTAATCATTACAATGCTAATGACTATGGCGTTTGGTGGAAGTGGTAGCCAAATGGTAGCATTTGGAATAGCCGCATTTGTTATAGGGTCAACTACCTACTATCTACATGATAGAGTTTGGCTAAGGTTTGGATGGAATAGAGACGAAGTAGGAGTTGATTCTACCAAACGAAGTATTATTAAAACAATAGTATATAGAATTATTATTTTGGTATGTACCTTTATTACTGCTAAAATTATATTCTCAGGTGACAGTAACGGATCTAACCAAATGGCCGCAACTTTTGCCATTGCTATGATGGTCGCAAATGCCCTTGGGTACTTTATTTTGGAGAAAGTATCTAACTATATTAACTGGGGTAAGAAATTATCTACTTGACAAAACTGGTAAAAGGTAGTATAATTAGTACTTAAACAAAAGGGGATCAAATGGCAGGAACAGCAAAGTCGGTATATCTGACTATAAGCAAACGAGGATCGTTCAAAACAGAATTCAGCAAAAAGTTTTTCAATGCTAAAGACTACAATGATTATGTTAAGACGGAAGAGTTCAAAGCCAAATGGCCCAAAGAAGAATACGAAATTGTAAAAGAAGTTTATTAAAGAAAGGAGGCGAATATGCCAAGTGTATTTTTGGTAAGTGATACACACTTTGGTCACACAGGTGTATGTCGCTTCACACGAAACGATGGTGTGACAAAGTTGCGTCCGTGGGACGACCCTGCGGAAATGGACGAGGCAATGATCAAGGCTTGGAACGAACGTGTCAAGCCTACTGATAAGGTCTACCATTTGGGTGACGTTGTTATTAACCGCAAGGCTTTGCCAACATTGGCCAGGTTGAACGGCGATAAGGTATTGATCCGCGGTAACCACGATATCTTTCCTGATGTTGAATACCGTCAATACTTTCGAGAGTTGAGAGCGTATCATGTAATGGACGGGATGATTTTGAGTCACATTCCATTGCACTCAGATTCAATGGGGCGCTTTGGTACAAACATTCATGGCCATACTCACGCAAATCGTGTGCGTAAGGCCCGCGGTGTTGATGCCCGTACAGGAGAAGTTTTGTACAGCGACGAAAACGATGTTAGGTATCATTGTGTTTGCGTTGAACAAACGCCGGACTTTGCGCCTATCTTGTTTGAAGATGTAAAGAAGCGTATCATTGCCGAAGGCGGCGCAATCGAAATGCGTAACGGCAACTTTGCTAAGGCAATGTAATGAAGTTACACAGTCTAGGCGTTCGGGTTTATCAATCTACTATTAAGAAGGAATTTTATAATTTCTTACTTAACGAGTACGAGAATAATCTGGACGCCTACCCTAAACTATTTCAGAATCAGAATTATTGGGGTGGTGGCGATTATGCTTTTGTAAAGGACGATACTAGAGAGTATATTCAATCTAGTCTAATTCCGCACGTTAAAGAATATCTCGGTACTGATAAAATGACCCTACGAGATCAGTGGATTAATGTACAAGCTCACGAAGGGTTTGTTCCGTTACACACTCACTCTGGTAATTTAAGTTATGTAATTTATTTGAAAGTGCCAAGGTATTTGTTAAACTATTACGGCAAGAGACGTAATGATATACAGTACGCAGAAGGAGCCATTGATTTTATTTACGGACACAAGACAAGTTTGTTTCCAGACGATCTTACTCTGTATCCAGAAGAAGGAATGGTATTAATGTTTCCTAGTGAGTTGCGACACTATGTTTTTCCGTTCAAAGACAAAGAGTCACAACGTGTAAGCATTAGTGGAAACTTTGACTTTATTAAACAAGATGTCCAGACGTAAATGGCCTGTGGATAAATGGGGTAACGAGTACGGATATATGGGCAAGCCACCTGAACAAGAACTACAATATGAGGTTGTCCTAATGGAAGGCAAATACGTCCGAATTAAAGAATTTGTTGCTCATACGTTTACCATGGGTGATGTTGAAGATCCTGATCTGTATGCGGCACAGCCTCTGTGGACGTGGCAGAATACTGAAGAAGGTAAATGGGTAATGGAAAACGCAATAGAAACGCCTAGTTGGCATAGGCATGCTGATCCAATTACTTATGGATATCGTTACGCAATTAAAGCAAAGTTGAAAGATGTTGATTATACATTTTGGTGTTTGAAATGGGGTACTAAATGAAAAAGATCTATTACGAAAAGAAAGGGCGTAGGTATGTGCCCGTGTCTGAATATGACAGTGAGTATCTAGACAGTTTCTCTAAAGGTACTCATATTGTTATGTGTTATCCCGGCGGCCAAAGCCGTCGTTATAATATTGACCCTGCCTACGCTCCTATGATAGCCGCAGGACGTATTGCTGAGGATGCTATATGTGATGCCCTACGTAAGGCCAGTGAAATGAAACCACAGCGCACTCCTATTACAGAAGGCCAACGCAAAGCATGGGATAAGCTAGCCAAAGAGTTCGGTGATGACTTGGCCACATTGAGTTTAGGTTGTGCTCGAGACGTTGCCGAAGCGGGTATTAACGCCCAAATAGCCGAAGCAGAGAAGCTTATGACGCATGCCTCCGTTCGTAAGGCATATGATCATTTTATGTTAATTTGCCAATTAGTTAAAGATAACAACAAAGAGAGTGTATAATAAGTCATCGGGCCTGTAGATCAATTAAAAATTGACCCGTGTCCGCGATACACGAAAACAGGATGGGCTGTGTATCCGGGGTTTGCTAGTTTTCCTGACACAAAAATAACTAGCAAGAATAACTGGCGTTCGTTCAATGGATAGGACATGATTCTTCTAAAGTCATTATAGAGGTTCGATTCCTCTACGCCGGACCAAGGATATAATGAAAGATAAGTTTGTTAATTTGTATATGGATTGGGCCAAACGTGCTAGCGAGTTGAGTTACGCTAGACGTTTAAAAGTTGGTGCTGTTATTGTAAAAGACGATACTGTTATCAGCTATGGCTACAATGGAATGCCAGCAGGCTGGGACAACAACTGTGAAGACATTTCATGGGATAAGGGTGCCGGCGGCTGGATCGATCCAGAAGAGTTCGATGCCAAGTATCCTTACGAAGGATGGCACGAAGAGGCAGGTCGTGATGTACGTTATGGACTAAAAACTAAACCGGAGGTATTACATGCTGAATCAAACGCTATTGCAAAATTGGCGAAGTCTAGTAACTCTGGGGATAGGGCTAGTTTATTTGTTACTCACAGTCCTTGTATCGAGTGTGCCAAGCTCATACTTCAGTCAGGTATTGGTCGTGTTTACTATGGTGAAAACTATAGAGATGATGCGGGAATTAAATTTCTAGAACAGTCAAACGTACAGGTAACAAAGTTAAATAAATTATGAAAACAAACGAAACACCTATTTCAAATACAGACATTGAGAGACATTCTAATAACAGATTTGAAACTGTTATTGCTGGAGCAATTCGAGCAAGAGAATTACACAGAGGTCATCTGCCGTTGGTCAATACCAAGTCAGTTACTAATGTAGTAAAGGCTCTAGAAGAAATTGCTGACGGTAAGATTAATATCAAAGAATACCTAGAAAAATTAAAAAAACCAAAGGACAAAAATGCACATTAAACCAGGCCCTAACTTTAAGTTAAGCAAACAAGCAAAGAAATTTGCGGCGTCAATTCTTGATTCGCATAAGCGTGGAGAGTTTCTTCGTTCACAAGTACAAGCAGAGCTTGCCGCGGCCATTCAACCAAAGCGTGAAAAGCGCACTGACCGCCCACAGGGCAATTACGTAGCACCTACTACAGATGAGTGAAGCACTGAACAATCATGTTCAATGGGGCTGGCAACGTAAAGCAGAGTTGCTCCCTGTAGTTATTAAAAGGACCAGTGGTGAAGTTTACCAAGGGCCTTTTAAGGGCATGAAAATTCTCCCAATATACAGTTGGGGTGACGGAGATACTTGCGGTAAGTTATTAGGCCTATATGAAAATGAATTACACGGAGCAATTGAATTTGTTTTAAAAGAATCAAATCCAGACCTGTGTATTAACATAGGGTGTGCTGAGGGGTACTACGGTCTAGGTATGGCTTTAAGAAATCCAGACATGTTGTCTGTGCTAATGGATATCAATCCAGAAGCAATTAGGATTACAAGAGAAAATGCCAAAGCCAATAGTATTAACAATGTACATTTTAGTACAGACTGTAGTGCTGAAAATCTTCGTAGCTACTTGACAAAGTACAAACGACCATGTATAATAATGGATATAGAAGGGCACGAAAAAGTCTTGCTTGATTTGAATGTTATTCCCGAGTTAAATAAATGTTCAGTAATTGTTGAAAGTCATGATTGTATTACAGCAGGTATGACTACCCTAATTGCCGATCGCTTTAAGGAGACGCATGATGTTCACATACTCAATCAAGGTTCCAAAAACCCTTATATTGATATTCTTCATGATTTGTGCGATAGTGATAAAATGTTGCTATGCTGTGAATCAAGACCGAGCACGATGAGTTGGATCTATTTAGATCCAAAATAATAATTGCCTTGTTAACTCAGCGGTAGAGTAGCGCCTTTACACGGCGAATGTCGGCGGTTCGATCCCGTCACAAGGTACCAAATTTATGAACGATGATATTAAGATATTCGATAACATAATCCCCAAAGGGTATCAAGATGCTCTAGAGGAATTAACCACAGACGAATTATTTGACTGGGGATATGCTAACGATGTTGTCTGGGATCAAAGTTCTTTAAGAAAAGGGCGATCCCTTAAACAGATAAATGACGGGTTTGGTCATATGCTATGTGTTCCAAAACATGAAAGCAACCATTGGCCTTTTATTAAACCTCTCATTTATCATATCAATGAAGCATTGGGAGAAGATGCTAAACATATTTTTAGAGTCCGTGTAAACTTATTGCTAAGAGCATATCCAGAAGACATGCCTTGGAATAATGAGCACGTAGACAGCACCACTCCTCACTATACAGGTATCTACTACGTAAACGACACTGACGGTCCTACATACATATTTGACCAAAAAGTCACAGATATCCAGCACAAAAATTGGACACAAGATGTGATCCTTAACTATATCAACAACACAGAATTTACAGTAGCACAAGCAGTTGAACCTAAAAAAGGTAGACTAGTAGTGTTTAACGGACAGAGATTTCACGCCAGTAGCAAGCCAAGAGACAATCAAAATAGAATTGTAATTGCCTTTAACTGGCAAACAGAAAAACATTTGAGGCAACATGGGACAACTATTTAGACCGTTCGGGGATAGCATTTATATAGGCAATGATCGTGTAGAATCTCACGAGTCTATTCGAGAACTACTTAAAACAGTATATGAAAAACACAAAGCCAATACAAAGTTTGACAGCTTCTATGCCACAGCATTTACCAGTTATGGAAAAGAACATGAAGACTTTGATCTACTAAGTTACAAAGAACTTCAGACACTACAAGAAAAAATATTCAGTAGAGCTAAACAGGTTGTGTTTGAGCAATTTGAATATAATCAAGATCTAAGGGCAAGTAAGTTTAGTAATAGGCCGTTAGAATTTAAAGAAATTTGGTTTAACTTTAATCCCCCAATGGGATATCAAGGTAAACATCATCATGCTGATTTCTTGTTTGCTGGGACGTACTATGTACAAGTTCCTCCAGAGTCGGGAGATATTCGATTCTTTAATCCCAATAACTTTGCCATGTATAAATTGTACTCTGAAAATCGAAATCATTTAATGAAATTACAAACAGCAAGGTTTCCAGCAGAAGGTGAGTTGTATATTTGGCCTGGATTTATAGAACACGAAGTTACTACAAATTTAACTGACGATCAAAACCGTATCAGTATTAGTTTCTGCTTAGACTGGGCAGATTAAATATTTGCCTCTTTAGTTCAACGGATAGAATACGAGTCTTCGAAACTTGCGATAGTGGTTCGATTCCACTAAGGGGCGCCAAATCATTTTAAAAGGAAAACCATGTTAAAGAAAGTAATAGCAATTATGACACTAGTATTAGCAAGTCACGCACACGCTTGGGAACCAAACGGTCCAGTTAAAGCGTTTATCGGCTTTGGGCCAGGATCGGGAAATGAAATTGCATTTCGCGGTGTTGCCGCCGAAGTTGAAAGAAACAATCCTAAGGTAAATTTTGTTATTCAAACAATGCCAGGTGCAGGTGGCAATATTGCCCTAGCACATGCGGTAAAGTTGCCGGCAGACGGAATGACATTTACTGTGTCTGGTCTAAGTACTTACGCATTTGATCCAGTGTTCTATCCAGAGCTAATGAAATTTACGCAAGGAGATTTATATCCTGTACTAGGAATTGCACGTAGTCCATTTGTTATCGTTGCTCGTCCCTCGAGCAAAGTGAACACAGTAAAAGAACTTGCGGCCCATTTAAAATCAGGTGAACAAGTCTTTATTGGAATTAGCGGGGCTGCTCCGTTCCTTGTACATAGTATGTTAATGGAAAAGGCTGGTGGAAACTATGATACTGTACAAACTGTTATGTATAAAGGTCCACAAGAATCTGCTATGGCCGCTGCAACCGGCGAAGTTGAGTTTTCTATTATGCCAGTAACTGTGAGCGCACCTTTAATCGCAGGAGGAAAAGTTAAACTAATCGGCCTAGTAGGGGACAAGAAAATGCCACAGTTTCCAAATGCTGAACTTGTTAAAGATACACTACCAGGTGTAGTGTTTAATGCCATGTGGAATATTACTCTACCTAAGGATACGCCCAAGGATGTAGTTGACTGGTATGTAGCAGAATTTGGCAAGGCAATACATAGTGAAAATGTTAAAAAATACTTTGATCAAAATTATATGTACGCAGATCCTTTTAACGAACCAGTAAGTCACGCAAAATGGATTGCTACATTTAAAAGTCAAATTATGCCAGTCGCTGAAAAAGCCAAACCTCGATTCCGCTAAATATTGCTTATTGGAGAGCGATATGAAAGACCCTGTAGAATTTGTAGAAGAAATTTGGGAAGAAAACGAAGCCTTGTATAAGGCAAGTGAACTTCAGATTAAGGCGTTTTATGATAGTAAGCCATCTAAAGAAAAATTGATTGCTAACTTTACTAGACGTATGGTAAATGAAAGAATGAATTTAACTGAGATTTCTAAATCAATTGCCAGTGCTGATTATTCTATGGATCCAAAAGAATTAATGTCGCTTGCCAAGCAAGCTCTTGATGAAGCCAATCACTACCGCATTGTAAAAGATGTGGTAGAATATCTAAGTGGTGAACCAGTAGATATTGAAAAAGCAGTAACTGAAGAATTATCCGATATCAATGTCAAGGGAGCTAAACTGTTAACCAAGTACAACTGCGAGACAGATCCTATTGCTCTAGCATTGTATCAAACTATTGTAGAGGGTCATGCTAGCCGCAATTGGCAAATGATGGCTGATTGCTTAGATGATAAATTCCTATCTACTTCTTATGCTAAAATTGCCAGCGATGAAAGATTTCACAGTAAATTAGGTCGTAGCCAATTAGTTAAGTTGTTAGATACGGCTGAGAAACAAGAGTATGCTCGTGTGCTAGCTGATAAAATTCGCAAGGATCTTTATTGGTTAAACTGTAGCGGAGGATTGGCTCTACAAGAGTCTAGAGATATCATGGATGCGTATTATGGAAAAGATTGGGTAACTGAATCTATCGGAGATATGCCAACGGTATCTGCTAGTGAAATCTATAAATGAAAATAGCAATTAGTCAACGAGAAGAAATTATAGGACAAAGCGAGCAGTCTTATGACTGCTTGGCTAAAGTCTGGTACACATTTTTAAACAAACACGAAATTATTCCCATCCCTAATGTTGTAGTAGATCGAGACTACGACTTTGATATGCTCATCTTAAGTGGAGGTAACGCAAGCCTGGCTCGCTTACACACTGAACTAAAACTTTATAACTACGCACTAGATAACAATAAACCTATATTAGGTGTTTGTCACGGTGCGTTTTTTCTTTGCGAAATTACCGGAGGAACTTGCGGTGATATTGAAGGTCATCGAGGTGAAGAACATGTTGTTAGAATGGAAGGACACAACACCATTGTTAACAGCTGGCATGGTTCTAATATAATTACTGTTGGTACAGAGTATACATCTATTGCTACTGACTTGGACGGTAATATAGAAGGATTCAAACACAATACTAAACCAATTTGGGGATTAGTATGGCATCCTGAAATGATGGAAGTACCTGTACTACCAGAAGAACTTAATACATTGTTAGGCATAAACAAAAATGTCTTTAACCATAACGCAGACTGGATTGAAAATTTATGAACTTACTAGAAGAATCTGCATCATTAAGTGCTTATCATTTTGACCCAACGCGAATAGATCCGAGATTCGATGCCGTTACTGGACTAGGACAATTTAAAGGCGACTGGAGCGCGGACATGACAGACGCTATTGCTAATTCTAAACCAGTATCGATGGCAACTCGAACTCACAACACTCTCGGACTGTCCACAGGACCGTTTAATAAAGTATCTGTCAAGCCAGTAGGTGCTGATCTAAAAGAAGTCTATTATAATCAAGAAAAAGAATTCTTTGACACAACTGACCTAAGTTACGAAGAATACGAGATCATAAACAAATCTGATGTGTTAGGTCCCACACTAACAAAAATGGTCACAGCATTTAAACTCGAAACTCCACTAAGCTGTGCGTTTCATGTACAGTTTACTGGGCAAGTATTTCCTTACCATATAGATTTCTTTCATAGAAGAAACGACTATGCTAACTTTCCTCCAGAAAGAATAGCACGGTACATGGTTATGTTAACAGATTGGGAACCTGGTCACATGTTCGGATACGGAAATTTTCAGTATACAGGATGGAAGGCTGGGGACTTTAGCACATTACTACATGCTCACACTCCCCACTATTCAGCCAACGGCGCATACAATCCGAGATGTATGTTGCTTATTACGGGACTGAAAACTCCAGACACAGAAAAGTTTCTTTGGGAAGCGGCGAACAATAAAACCATTAGGGTTGACGACCTTAAATAAAGAAGTTATACTGTAAATGTGGTCGTGACGGGAAATTGGCAGACCTCCGTTTTGTTGCAACATACAGAATTGGGATGGGGCAACGTCTTAGACAACGCCTTTGTAGGTTCGAGACCTACCGACCACACCAATTATAACTATGAACTATAAAATATATAGAGACCCTTTTACATTTATTGTAATAGAAAATTGGTCTATACATCCAGAAAGGTATTACTCCAATACCATAGAACTTATGCCGTTAATGAAACCTAGTGTAGTTTACGGTAACAATACACAAGTTCTTAACACCAAATACAAAAGCAGTCACAACCTATGGCTTTACAATACTCCAGAAGGTAATAACCTCGCAAAAAAGTTTGAGAAAGACTTATGGACTGCGGAGTTTAAACAGATATTGTTTGAAACAAACGACTCACTATTTCAAAGCGCCTGCTATACTGACAGCAGTCAAGTGTTGTTAAGTAGATACGAAGAAGATGATCATTACGCTTGGCACCGAGACTACAATGATACCATTACAATTAACTATCTAATTGGTAAAGAGCCCCTAGGGTTCAAAGGTGGTGACTTTATATTTGGTGGATGGAATGACGAAGATCCTCGACATACCATAACGTTCAAACCAAATACATTAATTGTATTTCCCAGTAGAGTTAAACATCGTGTAACTCCTGTTACAAATTTTACAGGCAATCCCGACGATGCTCGATTCACCTTACAGTATTGGGGCAAACTCAAATACGTTGTCGAGCAGTAATATTAAATTTAAATAAAAGAACAATAAAGGATCAGAATGAGATTTCACATTTTAGGGTTACCACATACAGTAACCAGCAAAGAGTATAACGCCTGCGCTTACACTCAAAAAGTTTTAAAGTTTGGTAAGATGATGAAAGCCCTCGGGCATACTATTATCCACTACGGTCACGAAGACAGTGATCTAGTATGTGACGAACACGTTACAGTTATTACAAACGAAGATTGGAATGTAGCTTACGGTGATCACGATTGGCGTAAAAACTTCTTTAAGTTTGACGTAAACGATCACGCATATCAAACATTCTATGCTAATGCTATTCGAGAAATTGAAAAGCGTAAGCAACCTCGGGACTTCTTACTACCATTCTGGGGATACGGAGTTAAACCTATTTGTGACGCACACCAACATGACATGATTGTAGTAGAGCCGGGTATCGGATACGCAGGCGGCCATTGGGCACGTTGGAAGATCTTTGAAAGCTATGCTATCTATCACGCATACTACGGATTAGAGGCTGTGGGTAGTTGTAAGCAGGATTGGTATGACGCAGTTATTCCCAACTATTTTGATCTAGACGACTTTGAATTTAGTAAAGAAAAAGAAGATTACTTTTTGTACCTCGGTCGTGTGTACTCAGGCAAGGGTACACACATTGCTATTGAAGTTACAAGAGAGATTGGTGCCAAGTTAAAGATAGCAGGACAGAACAACTTGAAGGACATGGGATACGATAAGACTCCGGATCACGTTGAGTTTATTGGTTACGCCGACGTCGAAACTCGCAAGCGCCTAATGAGCCGTGCTAAAGGTGCGTTTGCTCCTAGTCAATATGTAGAGCCGTTTGGTGGCGTACAAATTGAAATGTTGTTAAGTGGTACTCCTACTATTACCACTGACTGGGGATCATTTACAGAAAATAATATCCACGGACTGACAGGCTATCGTTGCCGTACATTTGATCAGTTTAAATGGGCGGCTGAAAACATTGATAAAATTGATCCACAGGCCTGTAGAGACTTTGCTGAGAAAAACTTTAGCCTAGAGCGTGTTGGTAAGATGTACGAAGAGTATTTTCAAATGGTCATGGATGTACATACAGGCAATGGTTGGTATGAGCCACACCCAGAACGTACAGATCTAGAATGGCTGAAGCGTCACTTCCCAGGATCAGCACTATGAAAAAGGTAGTATTCTTCTTTGAACCAGACTGGGCGTTTGGTTCTGTACACTACGAACTCTTTAAGTATCTATGGCCTGAAGGTTATAACTGTCATTTACTAGCGTGGAATAAGTCTTACACTGTGCCGGAGTTACAAGAGTTAGATAGACACGTTGACTTTTGGGTTACTACACCGCACGGATACAGATACTTAGAGTATATCTATAAGGCTGTACCGGCTGAACGAGTAATTGCCATTGCTCACGCACCTTTAGATTTAGAAGAACTTAAACATTATCACGGTTTAAAAGACTTTGATAGATTTAGGGGTTTTGGTGTTGTTAGCGAGTACCTAAAACAGTACAGTAAAGACATGGGCATAACAAGAGAACCTATTGTATGTCCTGTTGCGCTTAACTATCACACGTACTATAATGAACCCAGCCACGAATTGAAACGTGTAGGCTACGGTGGAACATATCACGAGCGTGAAGAATTTACTCAAGCAGATATTGATAGTAAACTAGCCCAACCTAAATTTAAAAAGCGTGGTTATTTGGTAAAAGAAATTGCCAAAAAAGCAGGACTTGAATTTGTCGTAGCACAACATTACCACAATAGCTTTGTTACAATGGGTGGATTCTATAAAGCCGTTGATTGTGTTATTATGGCTTCAACTGAAGAAGGCGCAGGTTTACCAGTCTTAGAAGCAGGTGCGGCTGGAAAACTAGTAATTGGGACACCAGTTGGGCATTGGCCACAAAGAGTTGGCGATAAAGGTGGGATCGAAGTTCCAATTCCAGAAGAAGAATTCGTCCGATCTTGTGTGGAAATTTTAACTTATTATAAAAATCACCCCGCAGAGTACCGTAATCGCTGTCTCCAAATACAAGAACACGCAAAAACATACGATTGGATCCACTATTTACAACCCTGGATAACTCTGTTACAATAGTTAAACACCTACAAAACTAAAATTTGATTTCAAAATAAATAGTTTTGTAGGCAGTTTTTCTTATTGGAAGGGGGCGAAATGGCTCGAAGTGCTACATTCAACTGGAGTTTACTCACCAGGAACAATCTCATCAAAATGATGAGGGGGTGTAGCTCTCAAGTGGTCGATAAGAAACTGGCTGTAAAGGATCTGCAAAAGATTCTTTCAACACATCTCAAATCAAATCTCCCCGTTAAAGTAACTCAAGACCGAGACTGGAAAACAGAACCAGGTTGGTGCTATGTTGGCGGATTTTATTACAGTGGAAATGATAAAAAGGGTTACCAAGCTATTGAAATACTCTTCTCATATCATCCATTAGATGAAACACTAACACTAAGTAAAAACAGATTTGAAAGAATTTGTGTAGGAGTTGCGGACACACTACTCCATGAAATTATCCACATGCGACAATATAGATCTAGAGAATGGAAAGAGTTGCCCGGATATTCTAGCGTAGCAGAAAAAAGCAGACAACGAAACGAGCAAAATTACCTAGGGCACCCAGATGAAATAGATGCTTATTCATTTAATATTGCTTGTGGATTAAGAAGTAGATTAGCTTCTTCTACGGAAGTAGCACGTCATTTAAACTTAGATCACACAGATAAGCGTCTACGTAAAGATTCTTATTACATGTATCTAAAAACATTTGATCACAAACACAGTCACCCAGTTATCAAAAAACTAAAAAAGAGGGTAATGTACTATGTTTCTTATGCGGAACTAGGAAAGCCTTACAAAACAACTGATTGGTTAAAACGTTGAAAAAAATTAAAAAATTTAATTGTAGTCCTAAATTAAACAAGCCCGTAATCATTCCAGATCGAAAAACGATACTGTCAATTCTTAATGAAATGCGAGATGATATAGTCGGGCACTTCCATGATTCTGAAGAATTAGTAAATGGAATGGCAGTCTTTGTCGGAGAACGTTTTAAGGTAGATATTAGTCATGCTGAAAGTCCAGAAGTGGAACAGAATGATATTGACTTTAATGCGTTCTATGACAGCGGACTAGACGAAAATGGTGATGTGCCAATTGAAATATATTTCATTACAAATCCTTCCAACGATTTTATTATATTAGACAGTGAAGGATTTGATGTAGTGATACGCCGATTGGCAGATAGCATTATACACGAACTTATCCATATGAAGCAAAGCCGTAGTCGAGACTTTTTAGAAGTCGACGACATGGCATATACCTGCGTAGAAGATGAACTGTTAGAGGCGCAACTATATTTGGGTAGCACAGACGAAATATATGCCTACGCTTTTAACATTGCTCACGAACTTTTAGACAAAGCTGACCTCCAAACTTGTTTAAAGAAACTAGAAAGTCCGTCCAAAATTAAAATTGAAGACAGTATTAACTTGTTCTGTTACGTGAATACATTTGCCAAAGATGTAAGTCATCCTGTTATCAAACGGTTAATCAAAAGAGTCTACAAAACTTTGAACGAAATTGGTAAAAAATCTAATTGACAAAACCACTTGAACCTGCTATACTAATAGCATGTTTATAGTTAATCAAAACGATCAACCCGCAACAAAGACTGTTAAGTCTGATGATCCAAACTATTTGATTAGTGACGGAATCACTGTGTCGCCTCGGGCAGGCATTGAAGTATCACAATCTTGCCCAGAGCAAATTCGTCGAACTATTATTCACGCATACAACGAAGGTTGGATCAAACCATTCGCCGTTGTAACTTCAGAAGAATACACTTGGATGTCGTTGAGGCGCAAATGAATTCATATCGAGTCAAAGAAATACTCTGGGCAATCATATTTGTACTTTACTGTATAATGGCCCTAACGGGATGTTCTACCCAAAGTTATCGTATGATGACTCCGTACGAAGTTTCGAACGTGCCAGTTGATTGCCTTAACCGCTCGGCTATTACGAACTATTTAGACAGCCAGAAAACTTTTAAACCAACCACAGAAAGAGAACATGAACAAATCAATTCTGTCAAATATAAACTTTGGCAAATTCGTGCTGTGTGCCAGTCTATGTAGTTTGGTGGGCTGTGGTACAACTCGTTATCAAATGCCCGCAGAGAATTTGAGTACATTTGTACCAGATTGCTCTAAAGCAGAACAACAAATTGCGTGGCTTGACAGTTTGCGAACCACTAGAGAAGAACAGTTTGCCAGTCAGGTACACATGAAGACTCAAGGATTGTTTACAAATGGATATCAGGCACGTAGGGATACTGCTAACGGATTAAACAATTGGTGGATCAATACTAATATCAGAGAGGTTTATAAAAAATGCGCCGTATCGTTCTAGTATCAGCTCTAATCTCTTTGAACGTTTTGGCACAAGGACAGGATTGTCTTATGTCCGAACGTATTGTAAGTCGCGAAGCAGGAGTCATTTCCGAAGTTCGCAACATACAAAGTAACCTAACACCGTGGAAGAATGGTAGCCAGAAGTGTACAGTTACTTTGGAAGGTAAAGTAAATGGACAATGGGCACACGGAACAGGTGAGTTTATTTGGAATGAAGATGCTAGTCCAAAGCAGGCATGTTCGGGCGCAGTCGAATTGGCAAAAAAGAACTTGCTCAATTCGCTAAAATCAAGTACAATTAGTAATGAGAGTGTGGTAGTATGTAAAGAGCAAAGTCCACGGAATGCTCCTTTGATCAATCCTCCGATTGGAACGATCATAGACAATCCAAATAGGTTGCGTAAGCATCCGGACTTTCCTAAACCATTCGTCCACAACGGAGAGGAATGCAGATGGTACCTGGAAACTGGTTTTAATGGCAAAGACATTAAGCAGTTTAACGGTGTTGTTTGTAAGTTGGCGCCCATGAAATGGGTTATTGTAGATAAGTTTTAACACACACAGGAAAGTTATATGAAACTTAAATTGCTTGCTCTTGCTTCAGTAATGGCTTTGACCGCTTGCGGTTCAATGACTGAATTGAAAACCGAAAACGTTGAACGACGTCAAGTGCCTACATGGTACCTAGATCACGATGACTTTGGCACCAATGCTAAAGCATGGTGGAAGCCCTGGGACCGCGAAGGTATGTATTACGCCGTGGCAGAAGACGTTAGCCCTAATATGGAATTTGCCATTAAGAAGGCTACGCTGAAAGCTAAGGCTAAAATCGCTGATCGTGTTAACGGTGAGATGAACAACCGTACTACAATCAAGTATGATGAATCTGGTAGCACTGATAAGCCCACTGGCCGTAATCAGTCGCAAGATGTTATTGTTAACTTGATTGCCGAGAACGTACTCCGCACTTATGGTGTTGAGAAGAAGATGGTTATCTTTAACCCCGAGTTGAATAACTATCGTGTGTTTGTCATGCTGAAGATTAGTCAGAAAGACGTTGCTACTTTGGCAGAAAAGTACGACGAGAACAAGCAGGTTAAGCTCAAAGGTCGATTCGACGGTAAGACTGTTGACGAGACAGCAACCGAAGTTCTTAAACAGGCTAGACAATAATGAAACTACTTGATGTTATTCAAGCCGCAGGAGGGCGTGTCTCCGGAGGAGATCCCTACCTGTGGCAATGCTATGGGGACAATGCCCAGTTCATGGAGTTCCGCGATACAGATGGAAGTGGGTATTGTCATTGTGTCTTTGATACAAAGACATATGACGTCTATGAAATACACGTTGAAGTACCGCTAATATCTAATGAAGCAGAAAGTCCAGAACAAACATTCCGTTGGATCTCCGACAATGTTAAACAGGCTTACTATAAAGAATGTGAAGAACGAAACTGTGATCCTGACATTGCTTGGGATGAAGTTAGATACACTCACGTAGACACAGAAGAACTAATCCTTCAATATGTTAAAGATATTGGAGAAACTTATTACGACGATTTACCGTTAGTTGGCACAAGTCAAGTTATGGAGATGCCTGGTACTATAGGTGGTGCCAAGATTGTGTTTCCAGAAGAATAAAACAGATAATTATAAAAACAAAGTAAAGGACTTTCATGAAAAACAAACCTAAGTTTAATGTCAAGCCAACGACAGCTAAACAAGCATTTAATGTGGGACAACAACAAACACAACTTCCACAAGGTAAAGACGGTAAGCCGCCATCAGTAATGATCGCAGTTCCAGCAATGGAAATGGTCAATGCCGAGTTCGCCCAGCACCTAGCAATGTCAGCGGCCAATATGGTAGCACATGGTATTAAGATTAACTGTGCGTTCAACATTGGATCAGTGATCACTATCGCTCGTCGAAACCTAACAGATATCTTTTTGAAGAGTGATTTTGATTACATCTTCTGGGTAGACAGCGACATGAAGTTTCCGATTGACGCACCGCTACGTTTGCTATCACGCCAGAAGCCAATTGTAGGCGCAAACTATCGTCGTAGACGCTTTCCTAATCCAAACTTTACGGGCATGAAAGGATCTAGCGGAAACTTTTCAGAATTCAAAACAGAAGATTCAAGTCCAGATATGGAATTGATCGATGTTCTACCACATGGATTAGTAATGGTACATCGATCAGTTTATGAAAAAATTCCTCAACCACATTACTTACAAGAGTATATTCCAGAGTTGAATTTGGAAATTGGTGAGGACATTTACTTCTGTCAGCAAGCACAGAAGGCAGGGTATGAGATTTGGTGTGATCAAGCTCTAAGTAAAGAGGTTGCTCATATCGGTATCTTCCACTTTAACTATAATCTATCAGTTCCACAATAACCGAAAGGGAAATTTATGTTTGAGAGTATCGAATTACGCAAAGTTGAGAACGGTGTTATTATTGTTCTAAACACTCCGGATGGCGAAAGCAAGGAGTATGTTTACGATACTCCACGTAAGGCCCTTCGGTTCGTCAAAGAACTCCTAGAAGGTAAAGAGGGTGTATAAGTGAGAATTCTTGTAACTGGTGGCAGTGGTTATGTAGGTAGCCATGTCGCTAGGTTTTTACACGGCGCCGGACATCAAGTATTTGTCATTGATAGAGTAGCTGACCAACGCAAATGGGTTAACCCGGGCATCAGTCATTTTACTGGAGATATTGCCGACTATCAAGGCATGGATAAAATCTTTAAAGAATATAACTTTGAAGCTGTTATTCATTTAGCCGCTAGCAGTGAAGTTGGGGCAAGTGTTAACGACCCGTTATTTTATTATGCTAATAACGTTGCCAACTCTGCGTTGCTACTAAACATCTGCGACAAGCATAATGTTAGAAAATTAGTGTTTAGTTCAACCAGTTCAGTGTACGGTGAGGTAGAACCTAGCTTATTGCCCACACAAGAATGGTATGAAAAGAATCCGTTAACTAGTTATGGATCAAGTAAGTTATGTGTTGAACACATGCTTCGAGATGTTGATCGTGCTCATAACATACGCTCAGTTAGTTTGAGATATTTTAATGCTAGCGGTGCGTGTCCAGATGGCGCAATTGGAGAGTTCCGTGAAAAACCGTCACACTTAATTCCTAGTCTAGCCGCAGTAGCACACGGGAAGCAAGAAGAGTTTGTTATTAACGGGGATGACTACGATACTCCGGACGGAACTGCTGTTAGAGATTACACACACGTTTGGGATATTGCTCGTGCTCATGGCATGGCGTTGGATTACTTAGACAATAATGGAAAAACAACTGCTATAAACATAGGCGCAGGGCAAGGCAAAAGTGTATTGGAAGTGTTGAACGAGTTTCAAACTCAATGGGGAACTCCTATCTTTTTTAGATCAGGACCAAGACGACCCGGAGATATTCCAATTAACTATGCAGATATAAGTAGAGCAAAAGAGTTGTTAGGATGGAAACCAGAACTAAGTTCCACCGAACAAATTGTTAAAGACGCAATACGTTGGTACAGAAGTGACCTTTATATGAGGCTTATAAATGCTTGAATCAGTTTTGGCTCTACTTGTACTACTACAAATTAAACATTGGTACATTGACTTTGTTAATCAAACAGATGAAGAAGTAAAGCACAAAGGCATATATTGTGATTGGCGAGGTGTAAAGCACTCACTCAAACACGGTATTGCTACTATGCTTTGTTTAGTATCAATTACAGGATGGGAGTACATTGTATTCTGTTTCGTCCTTGGGCTATTTGATTTTGTTTCCCACTATCACATTGATTGGGTTAAAATGAATTACGGTAACAGGGATATTACTACTCCTGCGTTCTGGAATCACTTAGGATTAGACCAGATGGCTCACCAAATAATATACATAGGCATAGCATGGGCTATGATTTAAAATGAAAAAAGAATACAACATTAAAGACAAGGTATGGATTCACTTAGGTGAACGTAATCTTGTAGAAGGTAGAGTTGTCGAGATTATCGATTTTGCTCACCTAAAAGAAGGGCACAGCCCAGACAGAGAATTTTACGTTATTGAACTTAAGACAGGTATTGATGACGTTTATGAAATTCGTGACTTTGAACAGATTAGTCCAGACGCAAAAGGGCCAATTAATCTATTTCGTAAGTTAGATATGAAACAAGTTCGTGAGAACAGTCGTTATCTAAAAAAGGTCGGAATGGCTCTTCCTGTTAATCAGCCAAATCTGCTAGAGGAGATTGCTAAGGAAATTAACGAAGAGTCAGCAGACGATTCAGAACCAACTGCTGAACAAATACACGCCGCTATCGATAGTGCTACCGCAGTACAACATACGCATATTAGCGATATTATTAAACCAACAAAACCTAAGAGGAAGTTCAATAATGCTCGCAAAAGAAAAGTCTCGCCAAAAGCAGCCTAAGTACGAATGGCAAAGCCTACAGGCTGTCATGAACACATGGATGGGGAAATTGGTCACAATTACAGTAGAGCCTAAATTATCTAAAAGAAATAATAAATGGGTACTGATGTTAGAAGAACATTGGCCCGAGGGCACCGCCTTGGGAACAAAAAATCTACTTGATGAAAGACTCGAGTGGTGTGTTGAAAAGTTAAAAGACTGGCCTGGTTGTAAGCGTATGGCATATGATCAATTTTGGTTTGATCGCAAAATAGAAGCAGAGAAATTTGTAACCTTGTATACGCTTAATTGGCGTTAAATACTTAATGAAGATTTTTATATACCTATTGTTATTGGTATCTAGCGTAGCGTTTTCTAAGACAAAAGGTCCTGTTCCAAGTGTATCTTTGTACAATATTACCGACAATATAACAGTTGTTAGTGAAAACACTGATGTACAAAGACCTCTTGCCAGTCTTACTAAAATAATGACCGCAATGATTACGTTAGACCAATGGCAGACTCTCAATGAAACATTGGTACTAGATCGTAAAGTCAAGCCAGTTCTTCCCTCCGGCAAATATACTAGACTAGAATTGCTCAATGCTCTATTAGTTAGAAGCGACAATGCCGCAGCCGAAACACTGGCTGTAAATTACCCGGGTGGCCGGAGTGCCTTTTTAGAGGCAATGAACAATCGTGCTAGAATGTTAGGCATGACACAGACACATTTTGACGACCCCAGTGGTTTGGCTAGCACCAACTTATCAAGCGCACAAGATGTAAATCGAATGTTAATTGCGTCAATGAACTATCCGTTAATCAAACAGATCAGTATTCAAAAGCAAGCCCAGTTTGATGCTTACTACAAAAAGAAAGTTCGTAAGGTTGTATTGCCAAACACTAATAGCAAACTACTGTTTGAGTTTGACAACATTGTTATTACTAAAACTGGCTACACTACTCCGGCAGGTTTCTGTTTAGGACTAGTAGTTGAACAAAATAAGAAATTCTACACCGTTGTTATTATGGGCACACCCAATCCAATGTTCCGTTTAAATCTTGCTCGTCGACTATTAAACAGTGACATTCATTACAATTCTCTCCTTGACAGTGATTTAAAATAACTGTATAATAACAGTATGTCAAAGGCTGTTAAACTATCGAAAGCCCAGTGGATCAAACTGGAGAACAAACTTACGAATACTCATTCGCCCAGCGTCATGATGATTAGATCAAAAATGCGTAAGGTGTTAGGGTTTACACCACGTGAGCACCAAGCATGGACTTACGACGGAGAAGATTCTCGAGGAATATATCAAACATTTGTTTACCTCGACTTCTTTGACGACCTTAAGCAGACAATGTTCTGTTTAAAATACTCTGATTACATTCAAAATAAAAATGAAGACCACAGTACACCATTGGTCATTTGAAACTGGAATTCCGATCCCGGAAAAAATAAAGAGTATAATCCAAATGGATACAATGCCCCGAGGATGGTACTGTTGGGTATACCCCGAGGACGATTATAAGTTTGAAGAATGGATGGAACGAATGTGTCCCACCGCAGATGTCACTCATCGATTTAACAGTGGTGATCCTATGTACACCGTTTTTATTAGTGACGAAGCTGAAGCAACAACATTTCAATTATCATGGATGTAAACGCAGTTAATCAAACAGTAGCACGGCTTACTGAAGCACTTAATAGTCACCCCTTAGAACAACTAGTGTTAAATGAAGGTACCGTTTACGGCGCAAGATACTACACAGTACAACCTATGGGTGGCGATTGGCGAGTAATAGAAAAGTGGGCAATTCAAACATACGGTGACCCGGGTGTCCATATGTGGGGTGACGGCATTGTTGACCCCGGTCAACGATGGTATATGAACAATCGCAAGTTTTGGTTTCGCAATGAGGCAGACAGAACTTTGTTTTTATTAAAGTGGCAATGATAGAAGTAAAGTTGCCACATCGAGATCCAAATGACATAATGGAAATTGTGCGTGTCATTCGCTCTAAAGGATTAGTACATGGGGAAGATTTTGACTTTGCATATCACCCAACGAAGCACGATCCTATTAACGGGCATCTTATAACGGACAGATACACATCATTTTATTTTTACGACGAGAAATGGGCAACATGGCTATTACTAAAATACCAAGCATAGAAGACGATATAATAAATCGGGCCGCAAAAGAAATTGCCCAAGAAATTAATGCTTCTATTATGGGAGATTTCTATGTAGACAATATTAAGAATCCTGTTCGATTTATAATACGTCCAGGATCTGAAACAGAGGTTGAAAAATTCTGTACTACAAAGATATCTCCTAGATCTTATTATCTACACGGTCCAAGGATTGGCGGTGAAGGTTGGCAAATACGTCCGTTGACTAAAAATGGTATTGAGGTTATAATTAATAATCAGCAACTAGCAACACTTATGATGTTAAAATGGAGTTAATATGTTTGATTGGTTTGGAAGAAAGCCCGACTACACTAATGTAGTTAAATTCCCGGAACAAGTAAAGGCTCAGGCGCCTTATATAGAGCCGCCTGAAAAACCAGAACAAGAGTATTACAGCATCGGTATTACTAGTGAAAACCGCATGACTTTTAAAATGGGATACAGTACACTTACTATGAATCGACAAGGTGTAGAACATCTAATCGAACAACTAGAAGTGTTTCTAAATCAACTACCGGAAGATGAAGAATGATCAATCTACGTTTTAACATCTCACATCCTTTTGATATTAAGTTTAAAAACTTTTGGTGTAGGTCGTGGTCTACCCCTTTTAAGCATAAGTTTATTGAACTAGAGATTTGCACTACAAATGCATTAATTGAATTTAATTTTTCATTAACTACTAAACGTGATCACGCAGGACTAGATATTGAATTATCTCTATTTGGAGTGTGTGTACACTTTGACTTCTATGATAACCGTCATTGGGATTACGCAAGGAAAGAATATGAGCACTGAAGAAGATAAATTTAAACATAGCAAACGTCTACTCAAAGATGAGAATGCTATCAAGAAACAGGTAAAGATTGCTAAAGAACATCGAGTAAGTGAATACAATCCTAAAGAAGTTACTCAACCTAACCGATTAAACAAACGTCATGCTATGGACTGTGGTAATCCAGAATGCTTTATGTGCGGTAATCCCCGCAAGACACATAAAGATAAATTAACACAGCAAGAGAAAAGGTTGTTCCAGGATGTAGAAAAGTCTACAGATAGAAAGAGTAACGGATTGAAACCAGATGAAGAGATCTAACGATCCATCAAAGAATTAGCAAAGTCTAGCAATAACAGATAATGACTTCCGTTATGCCAATGCTGTTTCATCCAACTGTATCCATCATACCAGAACTGTTCGCTTTCTGGATGGCAACCTATTAAGCCAATTCTATTTTGAATGATTGCCATAGAGTCCCCGTTGGCATAGGTTGCTACAGTTTTAAACTTCTTATGGTTGCCCACTAAGGCGCACCCGTCATAAAAAAACATCCTATCAGGATGTCCGTTCCATTTTATATCTATAGCCTTTGCGTGTGGGCGGCGAGTATCGGTGTTTGGTTGTGTAATATACTGTACAGCATCTACATCATCTAGGATGTTAAGGTAATTACTTCCTGCCCAATACGCTCCCATACATATTCCAAGGTAGCGTCCTCCACGTTGTACAAACTTACGAACAGGGTCAGCATTGTATCTAAACAGATTGGAGAAAGAATCAGCATCACCAATACCGCCTGGAACTGCTATCATATCAACATTGTCAAAAAATACATCTTCTAATTCATTCTTTGAGAATATTTTAAAATTGTAATCCGATGATAACGCATTAATGATTCCATTAGCAGACTGTACCGAACACTTAGGATCGTGAATGAATAATGCTATTGTTGGTTTCACAATGTTATTTAACTAAATATATTTCTAGGGAGGACACAACCATGAAACAGAAAAAGCTATTAGCTAAACTGTACAGGGCTTGCGTCGACCACGATGCCAAAAAGATTGAAGAACTTCGAATAGAAGAATTCCGAAAGATTGCGAAACACAAGGCCGAAGGTAAACCTTTTACACACAAATGGACGTTAGTTAGGATTTAAGTTTGTAATAAAACTGTAATCGATAGAGTGGTAAATACTCGCATGAGGACATACCGCTCTATTTTTATAAGTGATGTACACCTTGGTACTCGAGATTGTAAGGCTGACCATCTCAATAATTTTCTCAAAAATAACTCGTGCGATACTCTCTACCTAGTAGGAGACATTATCGACGCATGGCGCATACAACAAAACAAATGGCGTTGGAAACAATCACATACCAACGTTGTAAGACGTATACTTGGACATGCCAAACGTGGCACTAGAGTAATCTACGTAGCAGGTAATCACGATGAATTCTTAAGACCATTAATGCCCTATGACATTAATTTTGGCCTTGTTGAAATACACAATCAAATAGAACACATAGGCGCCGACGGTAAACACTACCTTGTAGTACACGGAGATCTATTTGACGGTATTACTAGATTGGCACCATGGATCGCATTCTTAGGCGATAAGGCCTATGATTTTGTACTATCATTAAATGCCAAGTTTAATTGGATTAGACATAAGTTCGGATTTGGTTACTGGTCGTTGAGTCAGTTCTTAAAGCATCGTGTTAAAAAAGCCGTAGACTTTATGTTCCAGTTTGAAAAGAATTTAGCAGGTTATTGTAAGAAGCGAGGTTTTGATGGTGTTATATGTGGACACATACACCACGCAGAAATTAAAGAGATCGATGGTGTGACATACATGAATGACGGTGACTGGGTAGAAAGTTGTACAGCCTTGGTAGAACACCACAATGGCAAGTGGGAGATAATTACATGGACTAAGGAGAAGGATGATGTGGTTACTGATCCTAATAGCGGTACACGCGAACAATCCCCAAGACCAGCCGGGCAGGGTAGAACTCGTGTTCCAAGATCAAAAGACTTGCGAGCAAGTCCTAAACACAATGACTTGGCAGTTGAAGTTCAAAAGTTTTAAGGTAGTAGGCGAATGCAAAAAACAATCCTAATTGTTACAGATAACTTACCGGAGCAAATCAATGGCGTGGTTACGACCTACAAAAATATTGAGGAACACGCGGTTCGCGATAACTATCGTGTTGTATATATTGATCCCAGGAGGTTCCGCTATGTTGATTGCCCTGGCTACAACGAAGTCAAGATTGCCTTTCCACGGAAGGTGGGCAAGATACTTGAGGAGATCAATCCGGATCATATCCACATCGCCACGGAGGGTCCTATTGGTCTGCGTGTTAGACAATATCTTGACAAACACAATTATCGCTACAATACTGCTTATCATACTAAGTTTCCAGAAGGACTTAGAAAACTATTTGGCATTCCTGAAGCCCTTACTTGGCCTGTAGTTCGATGGTTCCACAAACACTCGGGCAAAGTATTAACTACTACAGATTCTATGGTAGCAGAACTTAAAGAACACGGCTTTGATGGAGAACTAGTTTCATGGACTCGAGGAGTTGATCGTAGCATATTTTATCCCGGAGAGCGGGCTCCTAGTGTTAATTATATTATGGTTTGTGTTAGTCGTGTTAGCAAAGAAAAGAATTTAGAAGACTTTTTTAACTTAGATTATCCTGGCCGTAAAATTATGGTAGGTGACGGCCCTATGTTAGAAGAATATAAAGCCAATTATCCTAGTGTTGAGTTTGTTGGAGCAAAGCGTGGCGTTGAACTAGGTGACTACTACCGTATGGCAGATGTATTTGTATTTCCAAGCCGTTGGGAAACATTTGGTATTGTTATGATAGAAGCAATGGCTTGCGGAACTCCAGTAGCGGCATATCCGGTACAGGGCCCGTTAGATGTAATAGATGAAGGTGTTACAGGTTGTATGAATGATGAACTTAAACAAGCGGTTAAAGATGCTTTAATGTTATCTAGGAACTTAGTTTATCAAGGTAGCCAAAAATGGTCTTGGCAAAGAGCTTGGGAAATATTTAAAGATAATTTGGTATTTGTAAAATCACTGTAATCGATTATCACTTAAATAATTGTGTGCCACAAGCACACTAACCACAAGGAGCTCAAAATGAAACTTGAAATGACAGTACACGGGTTAAATGTTTTTTTAGAATTAGATGATGATGCATACAACGGTTTAGAAGTTTTACAACATGTAAAAGATTTAGTTAATGAGTTATCAGCATACGACAAAGTTATGTTGTCAGTAGTATCAGTACCAGATGATGAAGACTTTGAACAAACTGAAGAAGAAAATGAAGATTACAAAGAAATGACAGCAGAAACACACGTTGCTCAAGCAACATGGCCTTTTCCAGAAGGTGGCCTAGATGATCAAGGTGCAGAAGTAATTGCTTTTGTTGAACCAGAACAAAAAGCGGCTTAATAGTCAGTTTAAATCGGGTACAAGATAAGGTATCGCTGGAATTCGTAACCAGCAATAGGGGCTTGACAGCTCCTATTTTTTTCACTATAATAAACGCATGAGTACCCTAGCTGAATATTTTGCCGCTAACCGCCCGGCTCCCAAATGGCAGTTTGGAGATCGTGTCTTTGGAAAATTACACGGAGTTCCGTTTATTGGGACCTGCGGAGGCGAAGGAATGGTAAATGAAAAAGAGGGCAGTTTGGTAACTGTATTCTTAGACCTTCCCCTTAAACACGGTAAAGAATGGCATACAACTTTTATAAAAGTTAAGCCAAAAGATTTGAAACGGTTGACAATTATCCCGTAATAGTGTATAATAAGCACATGGACGAAATACTAAACACTTTAAATTATTTCCTTATTGGGTTTATACTCGGTTGGGTATGGACGCCATTGTGTAAATATGCTAAAATGTTCTACTTTGGATTTAAAGAAATGAAGCATGAATGGAATAACCCTAGAGGAAAAAATGACTAATCCCTTTCGCGACCAAGAAAAATTTATGAAAGCCTGTGATCAAAGCACAGGTAATTGGAATGTTGAACAATTCAATTTGTATGTTGATTTGATCGAAGAAGAAACTAACGAACTTGCTGATGCTATTCGAGCGCATGATCAAGTAGAAACACTTGACGCACTAATAGATATTCTAGTTGTTACTATTGGTGCTATTCACAGCATGGGCAGTGATGCTGAAGGTGCTTGGAAAGAAGTAATGAGTACAAACTTTGCCAAGATCGGCGAAGACGGCAAAGTACGTAAACGTGAAGATGGTAAAGTGTTGAAACCCGTGGGTTGGGCACCTCCCAATCTTAAACCATTTGTTAAAGGAGATTAATATGTTTGGTTCAAATTATATAGATAACGGTATTGTAAACTACCGTTCGGCAGAAGAAATTAATTCAGCCATGGGCCGTGTTTACGGACACATGAGCCTGGCAGTTGTTGTGTCAATGTTGGTCAGTTACTTTGTGGGCTCTAGTCCAGAGTTGCTACAATTCTTTTTTACCGGTGTGCTAAAGTGGATTGTGATTTTCGCTCCACTGGCCGCAATATTTGGCGTTGGTTACGTACTAGGTACTAATCCTAGTAAGGGTGTAGCACAGTTATGTTTACATGGGTTTGCGGCACTAATGGGATTGAGCTTTGCTACAATCTTTGCTGTATTCACTATGGGGTCGATTGTTAGTGCCTTTATGGGTGCGGCAATTTTGTTTGGTACTATGAGCTTTTATGGATACTTTACTAAACGTAGTTTAGAAAGTCTTGGACAGTTTATGTTCATTGGTCTAATTGCCATTATCATTGCCAGCATTGTTAACATCTTTATTGGTTCTAGTGTAATGGCAATGGTGATTAGTGCGTTGGCTATTATCATCTTTCTTGGACTTACTGCTTACGATACACAACGAATTCGTGAGGAGTTAAGCGTAGACACTAGTCCGGCGGCCGAAGTTAGCGGTGCGTTAACTTTGTATATGGACTTTATTAACTTGTTTATTAACCTGTTACAGATTTTTGGCGATAGAAAATGATACGAGAATTTATTAATATTGTAGAAGGCATGCGTATTAATGACAATTGGTTTATAAAGGACAGTTTTAAAACCTACAAACGTCCAGCCAAAGAACATTATGAAATTGCCAGCGAACCGGGCACTATTGACACCCTTGAAGGACCAGTTAAATATCCAAAAGGATTCTATATCATGACTGGTCCAAAAGGGGAACAGTATCCCATTAGTCCAGAAAAGTTTTCAGAACTCAAAGATGATCTGGGCAATGGCGTTTGCACACCAAAGAAGATTATCAAGTTTGCTAAGTTGGCAGATCACTCCGGATCGGTTGACACATCATGGGGTGAGAAGTTAAACTATAACTCAGGCGAGGATGTTATTGTTCGCCACGGTAAAAACGACTACGGTGTAGTCAAGAAAGATATCTTTAATCAAACTTACGAGAAAATATTATGAGATCAAACTATTGGTCATGTAGCAAATTTGCAGATTGGATTCGCGGCACCTCTAAGCTCAAAGTAGGCACGGCTGAAGAATGGGACAGCTGGAATACAACTGCTAAAATGAAACATAGTCTTCGTTTTTGGTTGGCTGAGGATGGCCTGGACTACGCCCAAAACTTTGTCAACTATATACCTGATCGTTTAAATGATGTACGCTACTATATTAATAACCGCTGGGTTTCTCACAGTCATGCTCTTACCGCACATCCTCGAGACATCAAACCGGGTGCTTGGAGTGATGTTGGCAGTCGCTTTCTTCCTTGTATGTTCAATGAGCTTGTGGACTTTGTGGAAATAGAACAAGCATGGCATCACTGTATGTGGAGTGATGAAGCCAAGACTCAATTCAATGTACCCTGGTATCGCAAGGGTTGGCTACGTTGGCGTACATGGCGCAGTCCAGAAGCAGGTATGGCCTACTTGACTTGGGCAAGTGGACTTACTGTAGGCGAAGACATGGGTGCCGAACCTGGTAGTAAAGGATTCGGAGAGCCTACTTGGCAAGCAAAATCCGCTAAAGAAATTATTGAGCTTTACACTTGGTGGACTGTTACCTATCGCAACCGCCCTGATCCATATGACGCCAGTGGCTGGACTGAGTACTGCGAAGCAAGCCGTGCGGCC